TCTTGCCGGAAGATAAAAATCGCTTGTCGGCATAATCAGCGTCCTCCCCATTGGCAACCACATCTGTCACCGACCGCACCCATGCAGCGTCCTGGTTTCCAGTAAAGCAGCGGCCGGCCGAGATTATCCGGCGCGCCGATCCGATCGCACAGCAATCCCTGGGCTGCTTGGCATCGCTTGGTTCAATGACCTCGAACCTGCTACCGCAATTCTGACATTCGTAATCGTATAACGGCATTGTTCTATTTCCTTTTCCTTGCTTCTCGCCTCCGACTGCCTTGATCGCGGCCATGTGGCACGGGGCGACATAGCCAGCCGCGCCGAGCAGGATGAAGGTTGGAAAACCATTTTTCATCTGTTCGCCTCGTTGTTCAATCCCGACGCTATTTCACTTTTAATTTTAGCTATGTTCCAGTAGGTTGTTATTCGTCCTGGCTTTTCGAGCTCAGCCAGGACGACCACCGAGTCCCACAACTCAAAAATTGTTGGCTCCTCATTACCACCAAAGCAAAATGTAATGTGGTCTGGGAGTTGTCGCCACTTCCATACGGGCTTTAAAAGATTAGCTGCTATTTTTCGGTTAAGTCCCGAATAGGTCATCTTCAGAAATAAAGCCGTCAAATAAAGATCATTCAGACTAAATAGGTTGAAGTCGCCTATTCCGTTAGATCGCTTTGTTGGTCTAACAAATTTTTCTTCTATCCACACCTTCAACCGTCCATATTTAATAGACAAAATACGGCAAACCATAAAGGTGCTGAACATTGAGGAGCTGACCGAAGCCCTTGTCATCTAACATTCTCGTTGTTGGATTCCATGCCCTTCTCAACATAGCTGCCTTGCGGATTCTGGAAGCGATCTTGTGCCGCTTTCGCTGGCTCAGGCGTCTTTGGTTTGTCCTCTTTGACTCCAAGCGACTTGGCCTTAATACCCGTCTCGCGGTCCTTGCGACCAGACTCAGCCTGTTGCAACGCACGGTTTTCCTTGTCGGCCCGAATCTTGGCTATGGCGAGAGCCCGATCCTGGGCCAGCTTCTCCTTGTCGAACTTCATGCCGGCGATTTTGGTCTGTTGAATGACTCTCTCGGTATTGACCTTCTCGCGGACAAGCTCCGCGTTGGCGCGCTCCACCTCGGCCTTTGCGGCGGAAAGCTCTATCTCACCCTGTTCCGCCGGGGTTGGGCCGCCTTCGTATTGAGACTGGGCAGACAGGAGCTGCGGAAGCGTAGGTATCTCTCCATTTTGCAGGGCCTTCTCGAAATCGTCCATCTCCATCGTTGCTATCTCTTGGAGCCCCTGTATCAAAGGCTGAGGGAACCCCATAATCGACAGCTTTTCCAGAAACTCGCCTATCGGGCCGGACTTAATGCGCTTGATCACATCCTTGTACTGCTTCCAGTTGAGCTTTTTCAGAAGTTCTTCGGCGTCGATCGCACCCTTGTCGAACAGCGCTAGGGCCTCCTCACGCTGCTGCACCTGCGAGACCGGCATGGTAGAGCCCGAGACTACCGACAACTTTGCCGGCAAAAGCATATCGGTCCCGCGAATGGCCTTCGTCATCCCTTCTCCGTCAACCTCGTAGGATATGAAACGCTCCTCGGTGTACCAGTTCATCACATGGCTGAGGTACATCCGGCCGCGCTCCCTAACCATGCGGGTGTAGTTACGAATCTTGCCTCTCAGCATGGTAGCCGCGCGTTCCAGGAGCGCGGCAATGGCCTTGTACGCAATCACGTTTTTTCCTGTTGCATCGGCGCTTTCGAGCTCGAAGCTCCCAGCAACCTGGAAAAACAGCGACTGGTAGATATCGAGTACCTTGAAAAGTTCAGGATTGATTGACGGAGGATCGAGATAGCGAATGGCCTGCGAAACGAGCGCATTCGACGGGTTGATTATCCCGGGTGCGTTGGTGAACTCGTTGTTTGATACTCCGGTATCTTTGGGGTTGATGAGCTTTATTCGCGCAACGCGGTCCTTAACCATTGTAAGCTGGGAGATAGTCTTGTTGATCTCGATATTGAGCATCTCCAGTTGCTCGAAATCGCTCATCCCCCACGGGTGTCCGGTGTCTGTGTGGCTCTGCGCCTTGGCGAACGGGAATCGGTGATAAAGGTACGTCTGCGCCGCTTGCGTCTGGTCCAGCATCGGGTTGACGCTGGGGTTGTCTTTATCATCCAAGACCACTTTACCGCCATTTGTTACAGTAACGCATCGGATATCCCCCGAGTAAATACCGCTTCGGTCCTTTACCCAGCACTCGATCACCAGACATTCCTCTTTCAGCTCGGTCGCCCCCCGGCTTCCGGCGCCGGTGCCAAATGCCGACAGTACTTGCTTGATAGCAGACCCTATAGATGTAAAATATCCCTGGTCATCTTGGGCAAGGCTGTTTGCTTTTACCTCGGCCCTGGTGTCTCCAAGCGCTTTTATGGCCTCGTCGTCGGAGGTAATTTCTTCGGCTTTGCCCGGCCAGCGCCAGCGGGCCTCGCGCACACTCATCGGGTAGAAGTGCATTATCGCATGGGCCTTTTGCAGGTCATGGCACTTGACCGGATACCAGCCGATGTAGAACGGGTCGATAGTAAGGGTCTCCACCTCACCCAAACCAGCTTCGAGATCGGGATTGAAGATCACCTTCTCGAATGTCGATCCGTACATCTCGCCATTTAGCACACTCGTCTCAAATACGCTCTGCTGCTCGGTGTCTCCCCACCAGAATTCGCAGGTCCTGAGCAACGTCTCGAACACGTCTTCTTTAGCCGGGTCGTCCACTTCGCCCACTTGAGCTACATTGAAGGTGGGACTGTTGTCGGTCAGAGTGTTTACTGTCCTAAGACGATGGCTGTGAAGAAGGTTAGCAGTCACGAGCGGTGCCTTCTTGGTCGAATTGCGCCAATGGCGGTTCTTCGCCAGCTCGTAATTCCTGATCCACTTTGCCGGTAAGCCCAGATCATTCTTGTTTTGCAGTATCTCTGCAAGAATTTCCACCACGCGATAACCTACTCGCGGGTGTCCCTCCGGTGGAAAAAGCTCATTGCCTGTATACTGGTCGGCTTTTGTTTCGTTTGGCATCAGATCTTGAATCCTTCCTGGGGGGGACGCGATGTAGGAGCGTTTGGACATTGAGCATGGTATTTAGCCATGCGGCCGGAGCTACGGAATTGCTTGCCGCAGGTTGGGCAGGCCACCGGCGGGCTCTTGTAGTTACCAGTTGGCTCCAGCTCTTCTGGTTCTTGGTCTTCTGACACGGTTTCTTGCCCTGCATTTTCTTCAGGGGCTTGTGGGGGCAGCCTATGTTCAATCGGCTGTTTACGGTTATACAATAGCATTTTCTCGGGCAAACCGGAAGAATTTTCGACCATAACGAACCACTGTTCGCCTTCGTCAACGACATCGCCCGTCGAAACCACGTACCTGCCCTCATCGCGATAGAAGAAGTTTAAAAACGGGCGGCGCCGGCAGATTGGGCATTTAGCGTGCTCCCAATTTCCACCAAGGGAGGCCGGAAAAGGATCGGGAACACCCCGTTCAGGATACAGTGACTCGAAAACATTCAAATCGATAGGCAAGCGAGCCTCCTTGTCATCGAACCGAGCTATCTTCTCGCGGCATATTTCGCAAATCAGAACTCTTTGCATCAACTCCCCCTTCTCTTACTCGGTCGCTGCTGCAAGCGCCCGGGCATTGTAGTGAATGACCAGACATCACCTTTTCTGCCACCACCAGTTGGCGTAACAATATCGACTCGCCAATAGTACACGGTCCCCATCGCTAAGCGCATTCCAGGCCTGATGGCAGTCTCTTGCTGTTCTAAAGCGGGCGGATCAGGCGGCCAGAACGAGCTATACGTTGTGCCAAGCTTCTTTGCAGGCGGATTAGTGGTGCCAAAGAAGACATTGGCGGCCGGCAGCTCGTTAAAGTCATCGCCTATCTGCCATACCCAAGACAAATGAAAGTAAGGGCTGCCGTCAGGACCAACAGTTGGGTCAACTTTGACAGCCAAGTTGCGCGGCCAGGGCTTTATCGCTTTAGTTATGACTGGCATTGGCGATCTCCTGTGCATTGTGTCATATCGGCCTGGTAGCACCCCGAGACGCATCGCGCCCATGCCTGGTCACAAATTGAGATGCACTTCCCATCCCGGCAATGCGAACGGCAAATAGACGCAGCCACATTGCAATCAGTCATGCACCGGGCTGATGATACCAGCAGCAGGATTGCCGCTATGATGATTGATTTCATGTGTTATGCTCCTGTGTTGATAGTCGATACCGGCCGCCGGTCCTCACCAAACGCAGCATCGTTGTAGACATCGCCACCGTCCGGTTCTCCGGTCGCGGTCTTAAGCGGCTCTTGCTTGGTGGGCCTCGGGTTGTTTCCGCTCCTGAAAGGCAGCTCGCGGCTGTTTCGGCCGGCCCAGTACCCGGCGGCCATCGCTATTGACACCAGCAGCACGCCTACGGCAAGCCCTGCGAATCCTACGACGACTAAACTCCAGCTCTCCGGCATCGAACGCCCTCCTTAGTTCAGTTATTCTGGCATAGCAATCCTTTACCATCTGCCTGCGTATCAAATCTGGATTTAGGCCCATGATCTGGCAGCAAAAACCAAACGGTAGACGGTCGTGGTCCTCCAAGTCGTGATACGGCTCGAAAAACCATCTAAGCGCCGACTCTGCCGCCCGGAGCCGATACTCCTGATTTCTCGCCGAGTCTGCCTTAACGCAACCGGTTCGCGCATCAAGAATAGCCTGGTGCATTACCTCTGCCAAAAGATTTATCTCCGGCTTGATTGACTTAAACCGTGCTAACGAGCCGGCCGTCTCTGCCTTCGGACTGTCCTTCTCCCCCCATACCTTCTTCAGCATCCCACCCATCCCAATTATCTCGGCCAGACTCCAGCCGG